AGAAGGCGAAAGCCGACGCCGAGAAGAAGGCAAACGAGTCGGACGCTGAAACCACGGATGGCGAAGGCGACGACAAGAAGGAGAAGGCACCGGTAATCGACAATCGATAGTCGGTGATCCTCGCCCATTGAGCGGGTCGGCCACAACGTGGACCGGCCCGCCTTTGCTTTGCACAGTTGACATAGGGTCACGACGGTTCCACCGCTGATGCATGACTCTCGAGGAAGCCGTGGCCATCGTCACACTCAAGACGGATTCGGCGACGGAGCCGGCCGTATCGGAAGAATCCATCGAACTCATCCTGACCACTCACTGTCAGCTCGAGGATGAGGATGGACTCGCTCCGGATCACGACGATTGGACCGGCACTTACGATTTGCACCTGGCCGAGGCGCAGGTTTTCGAGATCAAGGCATCGAAGGTGACGACACATTTCGATTTCTCGAGTGACGGCAGCCGGTTCAATCGCAAACAGAAGATCGACTCATTCCTTGCCATGGCCAAGTTGGCCCGATCTCGCCGGCACACGTCCTTCGGCAACATCGAACCGGAACCGCTCGAGGAGGTTATCGTAGCCGATGCTTAGCGCTGCCGAGATTGCTTCCATGCGAGACCAGCATGAGGCGGCGCTCCCGCTGACCATGACCGTGCAAAGGGCAACCATGGCGGCTGATGGCATGGGCGGACGAACCAACACTCCTGTTCTGGTCCTGAGTGAACCCTGCCGGCTTACTCCACGCACGGGGCGAGAAGAAGGCGTCGACGACGTGGATGCGATCGGCGATTTCATCCTGACGTACCGTTTTGACCTCTCCATTGCTCCGCTAGACCGAGTCACGATCGGATCCGAGACGTACGAAGTGCTCCACGTCTACGATGTCCATTCTTGGCAGATGGCCGGGCGAGCCGAAGTGAGGCTCTTCGAATGAGGGTCAGCGCATCGGTAGACATGAAAACGCCGGGCCTCACGCGCGTGCAGCGTGCCCTTCGGGACGGCAAGATTGAGCGTGCGGTTGGCAGTACGGCGTTCGACATACAGAGATCGGCGCAGCTCCTGGCGCCCGTCGACACCGGTGCACTCAAAGCGTCCATCTTCGCCATCACATCACTTACCAACGACTCTGCAGAGCGGTTGGCGGAAGCCCAACTGCCGAGAAAGAGCAAGTATCAGGAGGGACTCAAAGTCGCCAAGGTCCACTCTGAGTGGCCACGGCCGATCGGCAGACACGAAGCGGTGGTGGCGGTCGGCGTCGAGTATGGCCGGCCCGTTAACTACCGGCACAAACCTTACATGACGGCCGCTGTTTGGACGAACCGGCGACGACTCAAAGAGAGGGTGCGGGAGGCAATGCGTGGAAGAAGTCGCTGAACAGTACGTCTATGGCAAGCTCTCCGGATCTGCCGCGCTTGTCGTGCTCGTTGGAACATCGATCTTCCAGGGCATCTCGAGACAAGGAAGTGATTTGCCTGCCACGGTATTCCGGCTCGTTGCCGCCGAGGATCACAACACCCAGATGAACTCGCGAGGCGCGACGGTCTTTCTCTATCAGGTCTTCATCTACGACAAGAGCGAAAGTCGGACGGTTGCCCACCTCGGTGCCCAGCTCATCGACACCGTGCTTCATGGGGGCTCTGGTACCGTCGATTCCATGGAAGTCGACTCGTTCCGCAGATCTCCGTTTTCGGAGACAAAGTTTGAAGAAGGCGGGCAGATCGAGCAGCTGGTCGGCGGCCTTTACGAAGTCTGGGTTCGGCCCACGAGTTGACGTGCCGGCCACTCGCGGCAAGAACGTCGCATGACCGGTAACTCGGCAATCAATATCCTGCTCGACGTCGTGTTTACGATTCAGGGCACCACTGGCGGCGATAATGGCGTGACCTCGGGGCGATCCACGTCTGGCTCGGCAGTGACGTTCAAGGCCGACCGCGTATCCATTGCCGGCATCCAGCGAACGCTGGCAGACCACAGCACTGCCCAAGACGGTCCGGAGCTCAACCGTGTGACAAAGGAGCCGCAATCAGCGACCATTGAGACAAAGGTCGAGAAGAAGGCGTCAGCGCCGCTCAAGGGACTGCTGGCCTCATCGGCGGGTGTCGTCGTGATCTTCACCGCCACCGCGACCGGATCTGTCGTGACCGCCCAGTATGCGATTGTCGAGAACGTGGAGTGGGATTACGACGGGCCCTCCACCCTTCGCTTCACTCTTCGGCAGTACGGCACCGCCTGGACCATCGCCAACACCTAATCATGAGCATTCGCAAGATCATCGATACGCCTGTCGAGACCCGGGAAGTGGTCGTCGAGCACAAAGGCGAGAAGTATTACGTTGTCGGGCGGCCAGATGCCACTCTCCTTGGCAGGGTGACGCTTAAGACCGAAGACCAGCGAGCGAACCTGGCCAAGCATCTGAACAACATCACCGGGGCGGAATTCGACGGCCCCATGGTTCTCAATGTGGAACTGGTTCAGACGGGCCTGCAGGTGCGCGAGCCGGATCAGGACTTCGACCCAGATGAGCGGTATGACGTCACGGAGATTGCACGCCTGGCCGTGAACGACGGTGGGTTGTTCTTGAAGCTCGTCGCCGCGGCAGCTGAGGTCTTTGGTTTCGGCGAAGATGGGACTGGCATCGATGAGGCTCTCGCGGGGGAGTCAGGCGGCGAGGAGGGCTCGAGTTCGGCCTCGCCCGACGAACACTCAAAGTGACGTCTAAGCTTCCATCGGTCTTGCTCCGTGAGGGCTGGACGGAGTCTGAGATCATCTACGCGGCTGGCCTGGCGGCGTTGATTGAAGAGCAGGAGCGCGACATGATCTCATCGATGCTTGGAGGTAGATCGTGAACCCGACCGATATCATCTCGGTTCTGATCCGCGTGGTCGGCGTCGCGCAAGCCGCGAACGATATCCAGAAGGTTCAGGACAAGATCGCGGACATTCGTAGGACCGCGGAGAATGGCATCTATGCCGGAGCGGGTGTGGCGGGACTTGGCGCGCTTCTTGGTTTGGGCTCCGTCCTGGCCTACGAGAAGATGGAGAAGGCCAAAGGCGCCGGCAAGGCTCATCTGCTCTCCACGAAGATTGCGACGGGTCTCGAGGAGTTTCAGAAGGCGATTGCCCCGACTGGCCGCATAATCTCCCAGCTTCTGATTCCGATGGTCGAGCTGTCGACGCGCCTGGTGAAGTTCCTCGGTCGAATCAATGAATTGACCGGTGGCATCGCCGGGCTGATCGTTGTGGTCGGAATGATCGTCATCGGCATCCGGATGATGATCCTGTCCGTTTATCGCGCGGTTGTAGCGCTCAATGCCCTTGCGGGTGCCGCAACGGCCTCAGCGACTGCGCAGGCGGCATCAACGGCGGCGACCAGTGCGGCAGGTGCAGCCGGAGCTGCGGGGGCGGCAGGGGTTGGCAAGTCGCTTCTGTTCAACATCGGGTTTGCGATCGGAAAGTTTGTGGCTTGGCTCGGGACGTTTTCAGCCACGGCGATCGTCGTTGGCAAGATTCTAATCATCGGCACTGCGTTTCTTGTGGCCGCCGCCGCAGTCATCAAACTCATTGAGTGGATCAGCAACATCATCCAGCCCGGATCGATTCGGCCCGAGAATTCGGCATTTGGTCCGAACGGTCCGGTCCGGCGCGTGCGTGAGTGGATTGGTCCAGGCAACCAACCGCACCGCAGGAGCTCGATTGAGAACCAATTTGATAAGAGTTGGGGCCGGAAGATGTCGGTCTAGTCCCAAACCTCATTGGCAGCGATCTCCCGCGAAACTGGCTTCTTACCCGTGCGGCGCATGAGTTCTGCGGTATCGCGCCGCTTCTGTGCGGCATCTCTTGCGGCCTTCTTAGCCGCCCGTTCTCGAGCCAGTTCGGCAGCTGCCCCGATGGCTTGCCCTCGCGCTGCGGGCTCGTCCTTACCGAGCTTGTAGTTGGGCTTTGGTGGTAGTGGAGGCTTGGACTGCGCGATTGGAGTTGGCACTTCTGCAGAGGGCTTGGTGGGAAACGGGACGACCTCACTGCGATCAAATGCCAGATAAACTTCGCCAAGTACGAGTGCACCAAACCCGTTCTTAGCCCTGAAAGTCACTGTCTGAGCCCACACTCCATCTTTGTGAGTCCGCTCAATCTTGCCAGCCTTTACCAGTTCAAAAGATTGGGCATCGTGAAGTGACTCATTCAGGTGGGCCATGATCGGGTTAGCCACGCCGTTAAATCCAACCGGAGGTAACGACTGGGAATACCGCCAAGCAAAGTAGGCTGCAGGGGCAACAAAGAGGATGAGGAAGAACGCGATGAATACGGGCCTCGCCTGCGCCCATGTGAGCCGCTCCTCAGACTGGGCGTGCACGACCTTCGCCGAAGTCGGCGGATCGGTTGCGTTTGTAAACTTGGTCGAATAGATGTGACCGCAACCTTGGCAAGTTTGGGCCGCCAATGGCGACTGCCCCTTGCACCGAGGGCAGACTTTGATCATCGTTCACCCATTATAACGAAAAACGTGGAGTTGCCACAAATCGGCAACTCCACGCAGATGCTAATCTAGCTGGCCACTGCGGCCCGTTCGATCTTTCTTCGGATCAATCCGTAGAGTGTATCGATCTTCCCGTGCCGGTCGATGTAATCCAGTTTGCCCATCTTCCGGTTGTTGGCCAGCACCGTCACCTTCGAGTGAGTGAGCATGTCGTACTCAGCGTACGCCCGGCTCCAACATTCATGATGTGACAGCCCGGTCAGCGTCGAAAGCTCGTTGATGGCCTGGCGACAGTTCTCTCTTGTGGATAACTCCCGCACCTCTTCGGCAGGTGGAAGCGATTTCACACTCTTTGCCGCCGCATCGATCCGGTTTTCGACATTCGTCAGCCGTCGATCCATCTCCTGCTGTTGGATGTAGAGCGTCTTCACGCCATCCAACATGGTCAGGAACGGATCATCGGACTTCGCCACCGAGTAGCTACCGGCCTTTCGGATCTGCGGCAGGACTTCATGCGTCACCCAGCGAGAAAACGCCTTGGCTTCCGGTTTGGTCGAGCGCATGACGAGCGCGTAGAGATTTGGTTCGCTGATGAATGTCGCCTCTTGCTCTCTTCCGAGGGAATCGGTGAGGGAGAAAATTTCTACCCCATCGCCATCGCACCAATCCGACTTCGTGAAGTCCTTAGAGTTGCGTAGGTTCAGCACTTTGGCAACATCCGCCAGGCAGAACATCGGCTCGCCTTCGTCGTTGACCTTCGTTCGCACCGTCAGGTCGTGGTAGCTGAATGGAATCACGACGCGTCTCCTCTCGGGGCAAATCCGTTGATGACAAGCGACTGGGCCAGAATGAACGGGCGGTACCTCGCGATCATGTTGGAACTGATGAAGACCGGGCCGTTCGCATTGATCTCGTCGAATGTATGGTGCCACGCGACATCCGGGAGCACGATGCATTCCCCGGAGATACATTCGTCCAGCCACCTCGCCTGGAGCCTGATCATGTCCACCACGTGGATCACATGCCTCACCTCCTCATCCGTGAGGTCTACGGAGCCCTTAACCTCAACATAGTTGCAAAGCGCGGTGAGTCGGTCTAACGCCGATGCACCATCACCTGCAACGAGGAACGATTGCCACTTGCTGGCAATGAGGGGTCGAACGATGTCGAGTTCGATCTTTGTGGTTTGCATGTTCATTCCTTTGGGTGGACCGGCTTAATGCCGGGTTTCCCGTGCAAACCACAGCCCTTTCGGAATGAGGCGGTACTTCCCGGCAATAAACCCGAGGGATAGTGATCCCAGAGGAATGAATGCGCTTGAGAGGTGTCTCGCTCGAAGGGGCTATGAAGTTGTGGTTTGCAACTTATACAATACCAGCCCTGGCCAAGGAAGTCAAGACCTGAAGCGTTGACTGAATCAAGATCGCGAGCACTTGGCTTCAGCCGTGCCACGCGTCCGAATCTGGAAGAACTACCCTCTCCCCTACGTCTCAAGTCCTGGTTACGCTGAGTCCAAAACATCGCGATCGGTTAGCGTCGGCAACTATCGTCAGCAAGGCGGGACAGTTATGGGGCCAAACGTCTCATATCTCTGGGAAGAGTCGGACATGCCGAGCGAGTTCTGGCGTGAGCCGAATACCGGCATCATCATGCTCAAGCCAGGCGTGTTCCGCGAGAGTTGGATCGAGGATGAGGACTGGGCGGACTTCCGCATTGCTATGACCGACCTGGTCTCTGGCGGGCTGATCGATGCACCTTCCTACGCAGCTGGTGGCTCGTGGTCACTGATCACGCCGAAGCGTGACTCTGCATCGGTGCTCATCGATGTCTTGGCGGCGGCCGCTGCGGTCGCGGTTGCTCGAGACGCACTTGGCGACGACACCCTTCGGACCGTTGGGAGGCTCGACGGAAACCTCGGTGTCAACGAAGGATGGTCGGCGTTCATCGATCCTGCCGGCAAAGTTTCTTCAAGGGCTCTCAACCTCATGGCTTTCTGCTTTGGAGGCGACAAGTTCTATCTGGCCATCCGCACCAATGGTGAGTTTTCGCTCCTTTACAACTTTGGTGATGCCATCGATACGGATTGGCGGATGATCCTGCAGTCGTCGTTCAAAGAAGGCGGCGTAGATCACCGATTGCCGTTCCAGGTCACCGTCATCCCTTTTGGCAAGGACTACGTCTCCATCCTGTTCAGCAACTTCGGCGGCGGCAGGTTGCAGAAACTTCGATACCCTTCGGTGGGATACCAGCCATCGGCGCATCTCATTGAGCTCTCTAAGTTCGGCATCGAGTGTCCGTGGAATTCGGATCTGCAGAACTATCAAAAGACCGAGGCTGGCACGCTCCACATCGAAATGCCGCTCAATCGCTGGTCAAGTAGTTTCTCCCTGGCGCGGGTTGCATACCCCAGCGGCGAGCACTCGCTCAACATCTCGCCATTTGGCTTTGCACTGCTCAAGCCGGACCAACCGCCAGGGCTCACGGTCTTTGGGCTCGGCGACGATGGCAGCTTCCCGTTAACCGCTCCCCAACTCAGCCAAGACGTCCTTGGCCCAACCGGGGCGAGTTGGGACCCCGAGACGGACACGCAAGGCTCAATCGAGATCACGATGGAGTCTAGTCCGAACCGGTCGTATACACCCGAATTCTGGTCTTACGATCTAACCTTTCAGCCAGTCATCACGACACCCGAATGGACGCCGGTCGACGTGTCGAGCAAGTTCACTCACCTGCGGCTGAAACTGACCGCGGCGAGCGAGTCTCCTCAAGCGACTCTGAAACTCCAGGGCGGAGACTTTGCGAAGATTCTCCACCGGCCAGGCCCGCTGATGATTGAAGTGCAGTCTGCGGGTGGAGGCGCATGGAACACGGTCTTGAACGGCTATGGCGTCACGCGCGAACTCGACCCGCACGGTGTGATTTCCGCGAGATCGGTCGGAAGGCTTCGCGAAGAGCTCGTGGTTCATGGTCGACTGTGGGATCAGCTCAACTCGCTCTCCTTGGCAGAGTTTCCAGCGATCGATGCCCGGACATTTACTTGGATATTCGAGAATCTATTCGGGCTCTGCGGCTACGATGCAGGAGACATCGACATTGATAGCGATTTCGATGACCTTAGAGTATCGGACACTCAAAGCCCTCAGGAACTCAAAGTCTTGTCCGGAGACACGAAGGGCGGTGATCTGATTCGTGATTTGCAGACCAGCTTTGATCGTCAACAGTCAGACTCATTCCGCGTTCGAGAGGTCGGCGACCAGGCGCGAGCCTACTGGGCCGACGCCTGGGATATCGCGGATGAGTGGCCAGATCACGTCTTCTTGATGCACCACGATCTCATGGGCGAATGGGATACCGCCATGAGCACCGGTTTTGGCCCAGGCGAACGCTCTGATGTCGATCGTTGGAACGTGGATCAAGACCCAGACCGCGAGCGCTTTTACATCATGAACTCCGGACTCGAGATTACGGTTGACATACCGGAGTTCAACGCACTGACGATCGTTGCCCAGACGAAAGGCGCCGAGTCGCCTGATGCCACGCTTGTTTCGATTCCGGCAAGCCCTGATGTTTTGGATGACACGTCACCGGCGTTTGAGGGCCGAGTCCGCACGGAGATCAAGGCGCCACCGGAAGCCCTCGCGGAAGACCTTGGCTTTGTAAAGGCCTGGGCAAGGTCACTTTACGATCTCGAGCAGCGCAAGGGATACCAGGCCAGTTTCGAAGGTGAGTGGCAACCCGAGATTGAGCCAGATCAGTTCATCATGATCCTAGGCCGCACTCCTGATGGTACAGCTGTCTCCTTTGGTGTCTGGCGCATCCAGGAGATTGATGTCGAGATTGCTCTTGATTGGAGCTCGGACTCTGTTCCGGACATCTCCTGGAGCTGGAGAGCGAACTACACGGTGGTTTACCAAGGCGAGTCCGATCACCCAGACTTCCCCATGGTCACGACTGAAGGCGGTGAGGGATGAGCGTTGAACGCGATTTGATGATTCGGTCCCTTCGCCGGCAGATTGACCTCGAGCGCAAGGCGAAACTCCGACGTCCATTTGTTTCGGCTCGTCGGGCGGAATCAGGCATTGACCATTCTCAACTCGCGAAAGTTGCGGCGGTCAATCTCCGAGTCACGGAGGAGGGAAATGGTGCGACATCTGGCGACATTGGCAAATTCTGGTTCACGGCTGGCTATTCAGTGCTTGGCGGCCCTGACATCGTACCGGAGAACTAAGTGGACGCTGGGCTAGAATTCGCGGCCGATGCTCTCCGCATTCGAATTGATGCGATCGGGACGTTCTCGAGCTCCGGCCCCGGGACACGCCACAAAGTGTTCACAGCATCCGCGGTTTGCTACTACGCCATCCGTGAGAGCATCTCCAGCGACAAGGTTTACCGGCCATTTGGCATCACTGTCGTCTCTCGAGAGGACACGAACGAGACAACCATCACGGCAAACTACTGGGATGACCTCTCAACAATCGATGAGGTGATCGATGTTCAATCCGGGTTCGTGAGTTCGGCCGAGATCGCACTGATCGTGTCGGACTTTCGGCTTTATCGTCACTCAACGGGCGGGCTTTGGGTCAAATCCGGTCCGATCGATGTTCAGTACAACGGGGGTTCGATCGGCACGCTGGATGCATGGGACCACTCGGCGGTGGCCATTGATTCAGATGTCTACGGGTGGGAGGGTGTCCCATTTGTGGCGATCGGGCCGGTGCTCTCGGTCGGTGGCGAATACCTCCTTTCTGGCAATGTCGCGACGGACGTCGTGACAACATCGATCTCGATCACAGGAACGGGCGGCATTGACTTCCAGGACATCGGCAGCGTCATCTGGACTGCTTTCCCTGCGACACTGCCGCCAATCATCGAGCCTCCCGCAGGAGTTGGGCCACCAGCCGCACCCTACGGGCTTTCTGGACTCTCCGGACTCGTTGGAGCAAGTGACTCGGCGAACCTTACGGTGTCGATGTCAGAGGAGTTCGAGGGAACCATGGATGGTGGCGGCAACTGGAACCCATCGACCACCGAGACGTCGTCTGGCTCGGCCTGCGTCGTGGCCAACAACAAGGGATTGCTCCACATGGTCGATCCTGGGCTCTACGCTTCCCAGATCGCGCCTCGAGAGTTCGGACCATACAGAGCATTCCACGATCGCAGATGGCAACTTGGCACATTCAGCGTCACTGGCGCTCCAATCGTCCATCCGGTCGAGTCCCTCGGCGGTGCGATCCTCACCAGTGGTAGCAAAGCATCAGTCATCGATGACCTGCTGCAGAGAGATTCGTACTGCGGCGTGCGGCTTGGCAAGAGCAAACTCGTGACGAGCGCGCTCGGCGCGACGACTCAGGAGCAAATCGCCTACTACTTCCCGTTCGACAACATCGGCACCGTTGCACTTCTGCACGAGGAAGTTGGACTTTACGAGCAGGATTACGTAGATGCTCGTTGGCGCCGGCATTACCGGAATGTCACGATGGCCATCAAGGGCAAGGTCCGGACATGGCTGCATTACTGGAAACTCCTGCACCAGCAATGGATGCAGCTCGGCGGATTGAACAAGCGCACCAACCTGATCGGTGAGCCGGCGTCCGATGGCTGGGAAGTTGGACTCTCGCGATGGGAGAAGTTCGACATTGCACCAGTGGCAAGCGTGGCGGTAGATTCGACGAGCTCTGCCAGGTGGTCGGCGACTGGTGCAACATTGGGGCACGGTGGATCGATCACGGTAACTCCAACCAGCACAACCTGCACAGTGCGGTTTCTGATGCTTTCCTGGGATGATGCGCCATTCATGTATCCGGCCATCGCTGGAAGCGTCGACGTTGGCTGGACTCTTGCGGCCGAGTCTCCGGAGGTCTTCCTGGTGCCGGCCTATGGCACGCGGGAATCGATCGGCAGTACCGCGCCCGGCATATTGCAGCTCGTGCGAAAGAACCAGGCGGAATACGCTGGATCATGGGGCATCAACAATGTGCCGGGAGAGACGGCGCTCGATCCCGATCCTGACACCGGAACCGACTCCATTGGTGATGGGCATTCGGCCGATGTCATGGGATCGGCCACACTGACCACTGACTTTGGCTTCCTCACGGTGCGAAGTGGCAAATGGCTCGAGTTTGAGTTTACGGGCTGCACGATCGGAGTTCCGTTCACTCTCGAGTACCCAGAGTTCTACAAATCGCCAGGTGTCATCAAGGTCATCAACGAGTCGCCTTTCGTATCAGCTCTCCTCTGGACAAATGGGTGTGGCATCCGGCTTGGCCAGTTCCGCGACGGCACGAGTGATGCGGCAACGCCGACAGGCAATCATGGCTCAAGAATGAACGCCCGAGGGCTGATCTATTTCTACAACGAGATATTCCGGGGCGTTGAGCGGTCGACGGATTTCGCCACGTTTGCGGCCCAAATGTTCGACTCATTCGAGGGCCAGAGCGAGGCGAATCTCGCAACCAATACCGAGGTCTATCTCGTGGACACTGGCGGAGATCCGGCCGCAATTGTGAGCAACGGCTGGCGCGAGTCCATGGTTCGACATCGATGGCCACAGCGCAAGTGGGACGAGAATCTAGACAAGTTGCCGGGCCAGTTCGGAATCGACTTCCTCAGTCACGTGGTCGAGCCGCGGTTCTTGATTTGTCCAAGATCGCTACACATCTTTGACACAGATGGCGTTCAGCGATCGGAAGCGCACGACAGCCATGGCGCCTGGGCGATCAACAAGTACTCCGTGCCAGTGGATAATCAAGAGGAACCAGATTGGCCGGTGAAAGCTGGAGCAGATGAGATCGCCGAAGTCACTCCATGGCACGGTTACTTTGCGGCATATCCTGTCCCAACATCGGGCGGCGACCTGCATCTTACGCGTCACCTGCAGACCGGCTTCTTGTTCGCTCTCGTGACCGGCTCCGGCGAACTCACTATGAACCGCATGATCGTGGGTGGCGGAGTCGAATCCTTTGACTTGGGTGTCGCTGACGCTGAGTCGGCCCAGACTGCGGTGACGCCCGATGGCCAATTGGTCGTGGTTTACGGCGACGGATCGGGTGTCAAACGGGCGTCGTCTTTCGACTTCGGCGAAACATGGAGTAGCTTTGAAATGGTAGCGAGTGGGACTGAGCCGGCAGTGGCGATTTGTGAGAAAACAGGGATTGAGATCATCGTTGCTTGGGATGATCCGTCTTTTGTCTGCTACCGGTCGACCGATGGGGGCGAAACGTTCACCGCGGTCGGCACCGTAGTTACGGCCGATGAATCTCGAGGCGGTCTCGAGTTCTCTCCAGATGGCGCTCGGACGCTCGTCTTTGTGGTCGGCGAGGTCCGGCGCTTCGAATCCCGAGACTTTGGCGAGAGCTGGACGGAGGTCTGATCTTGGAAACCTCATGGAAGGCTGTTGACCCCATGCGCCCGATCGGGCACGTAGCGGCTGATGTCTTACACGCGGCTTGGCGCGAACTTCTCACAGGCGTTCTTTAACGGATTCCTCGACCGACTCGAGCAACAGAACATCAGCCAGCACGGGCAAGGGATTCTCTCAGGTCTCGTCATGTCGGCGGGCTCGGGGCTCACCATCAACATCACTGCTGGATGGTTGATCGCAGTGGCTCCCGCGCAGATTGCCGCGATGAATGGCGTGGTGGTCTCGGCAAGCGTAACGCGTTACGTATGGGTCAGCTCAACAGGATCGGTTTCCTTCACCGCAACATCAGCTTCTCCGGGCGGAGAGGTCGTGTGCCTTGGCAGGATGACGTCGGACGGTTCCGGCGTAACCGCGGTTTCGAATGACGGACGAACCTCTCTTGCTCGGTTTACGGCCCTTCGAACATTCGAGATTGGCAACGGCGCCTTGGTAATCGACACCGAGACCGGCGAAATGATCCTGGGTGGCGGACTCGAGTTTGCGTCCGAATCCCACACGCTGACTGGCACTCTCGCGCTGACCAATGCCTCGGCGCCGATTCAGCGGATTCAATGTGCGGCGGGGCAGAAGGTTCTGCTACCCGATCCGTCGACCGTGGGACTCGGCCGAGTGATCGAGATCGTGAACGACAACGCAGCTGCTGGTGCGACGATCACGGTGCGCGACGATGGCGACACGACAACGATCGGTACCGTAGAGGCAGAGTACGCCAGGCGGTTCATCCCTTCGTTTGCTGGGACTGGGTGGCGCACCGGTGAAGTTGACATCATCGACCCGCCGTAGCAGACGAGCGCATGTCCAGCGAGATCATTTCTGGCCCGACCAACGTCGCGCTCACTCCCGCCACGTACGGGAAGCTCATCGCATCGCCCGATCCGTCTCGCGATGGTGTCCGCGTCTTGAATCCCTCCTCGCGCGAGATGAAGATTGCCGTCGTCGAGGCAGGTGATACTGCCCCGGGTTACGCAACGGCGAAGCCGTATGACATCATTCCGCCGAAGTCGCACAAGACGATTTCACTATCGGGTGACTACGATGTGTACGCCGCAGTTGATCGGGGCACGGTGTCAGCTACCGTTTGGGAGGGAACTGGATCAGATTTTTTTAGCGGAGGGGGCGGCTCCCTGAATGTCGCAAACCTGCCGGCGCTCATGCCGGGCGAGTACTTCGACACTGATCGGGTGATTGTTGTCCGAGGTGACGAGGCGATCGGGCTAGTAGAGCTGCGCGACATTGGCGAGACGTGGACGCCGGTCGATCTTGACACGCCGGCGTTTGAGCTTGATCCGGGGGTCTTTGCGGACCTGTTCCTGGATACGGCGCGAACGACTCCCGCAGTGGCCGATGGCACCGAGCAGGCGATTCGTGGCGTGACGGCGGCCAGCGGAAGCAATCACTTCGACCAGGGTACGGACGCCCGTCGCCCGCGAACTAACTCAGCGGAGCAAGTGGAGGGGCGGACATATCTGGCCTTCGACGCGGACTTCCTTGACCTTGATACCGGGGTCGCGTTCGGAACGGAGTTCAGCTTTGGCGCGGTGATCCGGGTCAGGTCCCTCGCTGGGAATCAATGGATCATTGGCGGCGTCACCGATGGGCTTGCAATCGGAGTGAACACGGACGGTGAAGTGACGGTCGGCAAGGTCAATGCGTCGGGTGTGACTTCGACGGACCTGGTTCCAACGAACGAATGGGTCACGATCATCGTGAACTACGACACGGCGGCGGGAACGCAAATCTTCATCAACGCCATTGAGGACAATCCGTCGTACACAGGCGTCAACTTCACGGCGAATACGACTCAAATCGGGCGCACGGATGGCGCAGAGACCACCGCTCTTGATATCGCTTATCTCGTGGCCCTGCCTTCGCACTTGTCCACCGCGCAACTTGGCCAGTTGCAGGACTACCTGAACGCGCGAGTGCCAGCGTAATGGCCGTCACCACCGCTAGCACCGCCAACGCGATCCGTTCGGCCATTGAGACGGAGCTGGGCGCAGGCGACACGCTCAGAATCACTCCCGGCACATACACCTTCACATCGAAGATTGAGCGCGTCGGGGGAGTCCCGAACATTGAGCGGCTTGGATCGTCGCCCGTGATTCTCGAATTCGCCCAGACGATGGAGTGGACCGCGTCGGGTGAGGAATTCTGGTGCTCGCCTCCTGCCGGCAACGTTTACGCCATTCCGCGGGGCGTGATCGGCGAGGACGGCACCTTGCGCGAGTGCAGTCGGCTCGGTCCATACCTGTACGACTTCACAAGCCCACCCGGTGACGACAAGATTCGTTGTGGCTCTTGGGTGCCCGACACCCTGACGCCGACCGACTTCGAACTCATTGCCAGGGTGCCGCACGACATGACGATTGTCCGAGGGGCTCTCAGCACCGGGGTCATCACCTGTACGGACGTGCTGGATGGCACGACGCAGCGAAACATCATGGCGTGGGTGGAGGACACGCCGGATTATAAAGCCAACACTCTCAGCTACGAGGTTTTGCACCAGGTGGAAGGCATGTCTCACGGACGTTGGCGCTTCGATCGCGACGCATGGCGGCTCTACTACCGCCCGATGCCGGGCGAGGACATTGAAGCGGTCCGTGTCTGTATTGATGCTCGGCGGGGGCTTGACCTCAGAAATACCGACAACCTCAACCTATTCGGAATCACGGTCCAGGGCACGAACGCGGAGCCTCACACGGGGCCGGTCGGCTACTCAGATTGCGGGGCGTTCTGGATTTCGAACTGCAACAACGCGACGCTCGATAGCCTTGTGGCTCGGCGGTGTGCGGGCGCAGGGATTCGCGCAGCTCACCTCGACGGCGAACCTTGGCCAAAGCAGTGCGACGGGATGCAAATTCGGAACTGCCACGTCGCAGAGTGCGGCGGCCAGGCCGTTTCGGTCGGCGGTGAGAATGTGCGGGCGTCGAACATCTCGATCAACCGGGCGACGCTCAGGCTCCATGGCGCGTCAGCGTTCCAGGCGGAGAACGCGAAGGCGTTTCAGGCAACCACGATCGAGGTATCGAATTGTCCGGGGTGTGCGTTTGGGGTCTCGGTGGACAACGAAACGGTCGAAGAGGGTCCGAATGTGTCCCGACTCACGGTCACGGAGTGCGGCACAGCGAACGTCACGGACCGGGGTTCGGTCTACTTCATTGGCGGTGGCGGAAACCCGGCCGTCGTGACTCTGACGGACCTGCTTCTGACCCGTCGAAACACGACCGCTCAGGAACATCATGGCGTCTACTTTGACGAGGGATCATACGGGACGATCACGCGGTTCCGAATCTCCGGCTACGGTGACGGCGGAACTGGCCGCGCGATCTTTGGGAATTCGCCAGATGGTCCGGTGTCCCTTGAGGATGGCTACATCTCAGCGAAGCGGGCGGCGACGATTGAGATGCGCAACAGCTCGGAGGACGTGATCCTGTCGAACGTGCGGACGAATCTCTCGGATGGCCTGACCGTGGTGACTGACGGAGAGGTCACGAGTGGCGGAGATGGTCCGATCGGGCCCGGGACGTCGCGCTAAGTGCTCTGAATCGACGACCGGCGACGTGGCCGGTGTGTTTGGCCCTCAGGGTTGGAAACCGCTACACCTAGAGGCGGGGGCTACCATTGGTGTTCGTCCCAGCTCAGGGCCGGGCTTGCCGCCTTCTCCTTCCTCTTGAACTTGTCGATGATCCATCGAAGGTCACCGAGAACTACATCCCAAATCCTGCGTGTTGCAACTGCCACACATGCTATTGTCATCTCGCGGGCGTTTTGTGACATGGGCTGACCTACTTCTCCCCACTCACCCGTAGCCACAACGCCACAAGCCCGACGCACAGCGCGAACATGACGGCGGGCAGAGGAATACCCCAGCTCCTGACGATGGCCTCGGCTTTGCGGCTCATGGTGTTTCCGGGGTCGGGTGCAACATCTCGCGTCTGACGGCATCGGTCACCGCCTTGGATCGGTTCGGTTGCTCGGATAGCCACTCGACGACATCGAGCGGCAGGCAGACATTCACGACCTTGTAGTCGGGAAGGCCGACCCGCTTGGGCCGACCTCCCTTGTTCTTCTTCTCAGGCATTAAGGCACTCCTCGCAGGTACACGGCTTCGATTCCCTGACCCCCCGCATAGCATCGGCGACGGTATCGAACCCCCGAACGTGCTCGCGCTCGCTCGGATTGAACGCCCAGCCTGGCTTGAGGCTGACGATAAGCGAGTTCCCGATTTCGCGCTCGTCGTCCCATTCCTCAATGCGGGAGTGACGGCTCATCGCGCGTCCCCAGAATTGACGGCCTGCGCCCAAGACTTGGATGCCTTGTCCGCGTCACGCTGGGAACGGTACGCCCGCATCAGTTCATACCGCTCTCCAACCTTGGCTCCATTCAGGCGTGCGGTGACTTCGATGGTAGCGATGAAGCCGCCCCCCTCCCGCAAGGGAGAGGGGACTACAGGCGTGACTCTCATCGCGCCACCTTCTGCTTCTTAATCGCGGCGAGCGTGCGCCGAGCGGCGTCAACGATTGATCGGTTCTCCCGGTAGTCGTATCCGTCGAAGTCCGCGTAGTATTCGGCACGGCTCACGACCTCGGCGACTTGGCGGCCGTTAAGCTCTCCGACCCATTGTGCGCCGACGTACTTGCCTACGGGGTCTCCGGCTGGCCCCCAGTAATCTTCGCCTTG